GTTCCGCCACACGCTGCACGGGGTGCGGCGCCGTGTGGCGCCTCTCACGCTAGGCTGGGCCGGCGGTGCTCGCTATCCCGATGATCTCGAGCCGTTGGCTGAAGCGTGGCACAACATCGCGCTTCGCTACCCGCACGTTAGCTTTGTCGTCCAGGGCTACATGGCCGAGCCTCTGGTTGATTCGGTCCCATCAGAGCGCTTGCATCGAATGCCGTGGCTACCTCTTGCCGAGTATCCCCGTGCTTTGCGAAATATCGATATCGGCTGCGCCAGCGTTGCAGATAAGCACTTCAATCGCTGCAAAACGCCAATCAAAGCCTGGGAGTACACCCTGGCTGGGGCGGCGATCGTAGTCAGCCCGACGCTGTACGGCGACGTCGTCAGCGATGGCCACGATGGGCTCATCGCCGAGACGGCCGCCGAGTGGGAATCTGCACTGACTCGCCTGATCGAATCGGCCGAGCTGAGACGGCGCCTGTGGCGCAATCAACGGCGGCGTGTGGCGACCGAGCACAGTCTCGAGCGCAACGTCCTCGAGTGGCCAAGAGCCTGGCAGGACATCATCAGCCACTTCGAAGCGAAACGCTTGTGGGCCAACCTGCTGGCGAGCTGATGCAGCTCGTGTATTGCCAGCAGTGCAGGAACCCGATTGCCAAGGTTGCGCCCGGCTCGAGGATCGAGGTCAAGTGCCGGCGTTGCGGCATAAAAACCTACGTTGAAGTAGACTCTGCGCCAATTACAGATAGGGCCACCGCGAGAACCCTAGGCCCGGCTATGAGTCCCGGATATCAGGGACGCCCATAAGGCCGGGCTTTGTCTTTCAGCCCGGCAGAGAGGATTGCCGGGCGTGCTCTACAAGTCAGTCGGATTCCAGCTCGAGGATCTCAAAGCTCGCGGCGATGACGGCTGGACGTTCGCCGGCTACGCCTCGACCTTCGGCAACATCGATGAAGGCGGCGACGTCGTCCTGCGCGGCGCATTCTCGGAAACGCTGAAATCGCGCATCCCGCGGCTGCTCTGGCAGCACGACACGTCCGAGCCGCTCGGCCGCGTCCTGTCGCTGAAAGAAGACGACCGCGGATTAGCCGGTGAGTTCAAGATCAGCCGCACCACGCGCGGCCATGACGCCTACCAACTCCTGAAAGACGGCGCCATCGACAGCATGTCGATCGGCTATGTGCCCGACGATCAGGAATTTTCCGAGGACGGCGTTCGCAAGCTGAAGTCCGTGCATCTGTACGAAATCAGCCTGGTGACCATCCCCATGAACGAGGAGGCATTGATCACCAGTGTGAAGACCGCTCGAGTCGTACCGTCGCCGGTCGGCCCATCGATCACACGGCTCAAGCTCGACCTGGCGCGGAAACGCCTCGAGCGCATGCACATCCTGGAGTTTTCTCAATGAGCACCACCGCTGCCCAGAATGGGTCTGTCTACACGCCCGAGCCACTGTTCACCAAAGAGCAGATCGTCGGCATGGTTATGCCCGAGGTGGTCGCCAACCTCAAGGATCAGTACGACAAGGCCGAGCAGATCGAACGTCGTTACGAGGGCGTCATCACCGACACCGAGGACGAGCACCAGGTCAAGCGGCACCTGCTCACCATCGACGCGCTCGCCGAATGGCAGACCAAACTGCAGGACGCGCTCGATCGAAAGCACCGCATTTCCTCAGGCCGCGATGAGTACTCGAGGCCGAGCAGCAACGGGCATCACCAGCCGACAGGCGATGTGCCTGCCGGCCAGCAGCTCAGCCCTGGCGATCAGTTCATTCGCTCGGCCGAGTACGTGCAGCTCAAGAAGGCGCATCGGTTCGACTCGTCGCTGAATCGAATCGAGTTCAGCGTCAACATGTCGGACCACACGAGCCTGATCTCGTGGCAAAAGGCGCTGCAGCAGAAGGCGCTCGTGTACTCGGGCTCGGCCGTCGCCGGCGCCCTGGTGCAGAACGACGTGCAGCCAGGGATGCTGAACATCCTGCAGCGCGAGATCAACGTGCTCGATCTGATCCCGCGGCTGCAGACCGATTCCGACACCATCGAGTACGTCCGTGAAGACACCTTCACCAACAACGCCGCGATGGTGGCTGAGGCGACGGCGACCACGGGCACCACGGGTACGAAGCCAGAATCGGTGCTCGCCTACTCGACCCAGACGAGCCCCGTTCGCACCGAAGCTCATTGGATTCCAGTGACAAACAAGACGCTCGCCGATGCGCCCCAGATCCGCGGCATCATCAATAGCCGCCTGCTGCTCGGGCTGACGCTCACGCTCGAGACGCAGATCGTTTCAGGCGACGGCACCGGCGAAAATTTCCTCGGCATTCTGAACTCGGGGATTCAGACTCGAGGGCTCGGCGCCGATAGCGTGCTGGATGCCATCTTCCGAGCTCGCACCATGGTGCGCGTCACGGGTAAGGCGCGGCCGACCGCAGTGGTCATGCACCCGAACGACTGGGAAGGCATTCGCCTCGCGCGCGAGAATGCCGCGACCGCGACGTATGGCGGCTACCTGATGGGCGCGCCTTCGGTCGTGGGCGCCAATACCGTGTGGGGTCTACCCGTCGTCGAGTCCGAGGCGATTACGGAAAATACGACGCTCGTCGGCGATTTTTCGATGGGCTGCACCCTGTTCGATCGCGAGCAGGCCGTCGTGCGCGTCGGGCTGATCAACGATCAATTCATCCGCAACATGCAGACGATCCTGGCCGAGCTGCGCGCGGCATTCGTCGTCTGGCGCCCGACCGCGTTTGCTCGAGTTACAGGCGTCTAAGAAAGGGGATATTGCATGCGATTCGAAGACCCGCCCAAGCCACCCGATCCACCCGCAGAGCCCGAGGACGAGGGTGATGAAGCCCCGGATGACGAGCCAAAGCCCGCGTCTGCATAAGACGTATCGCGTGGGCTCGAGCGGCGTGCGTATCGTCTGGCGCGATGGGAGCGTGACGACGTTTTCACCCTACAGCGTCGTCACATTCTCGCGCGTGCCGCTCAAGATCGAGGGACGGCTGTACCGAGCTAGCCGTTCAAGCCTCCTCGGCTACGAGGCGCCGTCCCTCGAGCCAGTACGCTCTTGATGAGCTACATCACGCTCGCCCAGTTCAAGGACGCCATCAGCATCGCCGACACCGTCGACGATGCCAGCCTGCAACGTGCTCTGGACGCGTCGACCGAGTGGATCGACCGCTACTGCGGTAGGACGTTTACCGCGGTCGACACGTCGCTGAATACGCGCGTCTTTGATCCCTACGAACCCGACCGCATCAGCGTGCCTGACCTGAGCGAGGTGTCGATGCTCGAGGTCGACACCGACCACGATGGCACCTACGCCACCGTGCTCGAGTCAAACGAGTACGTGCTCTACCCGCTGAACGCCATGCAGCCGGGCAGCGCGCCAGGTGGCTATACCGAAATCCGCCTGAGCACGAACGCCTCGCTCGAGTTTATTCATGGCGAGTTCGTCAGGGTGACCGCGCGCTGGGGCTTCGGCACCACGCCTGCCAGCGTCGAGCAGGCCTGCTTGCTGCTGGCGAATCGCTACTTTCATAGGCCGAACGCGCCTTACGGACAATGGGAGGGGCCGCAGACGGGCATGCTGGGGACGGTGCCCGAGCAGGATCCCGACGTGATCGCTCTGCTGAGTGCGTATACGACGTCGGCGGCCGCGGGCACGGCTGCCTCGGAGTGGGTGCTGGTTTGAGCATCGATCTCGGTCCCGAATGGCAGACGTTTGCCAGCCGGCTCAGTCGCACGCCGCAGCAGCTCGAGCGCGACATTCGACGCACGCTCACGGCCAGCCTGCAGATGATTGAACGCGACGCGCGCGCCAACGCGCCGCAGGACACACGTCGTCTGCACTCGAGCATCAATCATCAGATCACAGGTAGCTTTCCGAGACTGCTGGGCGAGGTTGGGCCGAGCGTGCGGTATGGCATGGCCGTCGAGTTCGGCCGCGCGCCTGGTCGCATGCCGCCAGTCAATGCGCTCATCGGCTGGGTACGACGCCACTGGTCGCCTGATCGCTCGAGGCCCGTGGCCGCTGGTCGACGACGCTACGGTGCCTGGCAACGAGCCGGCGAGAGCGCGCTGCGTTCGCAAGCCTTCCTCCTCGCCAGGGCGATCGCACGCCGCGGCGTGCAGGCGCAGCCGTTCATGGGGCCGGCGTTCCGAACCAATCGCGTCCGAATCGAGAGTCTGTTCGCCAGGATCGGCGTGCGTACTACGGCCTATCTGGCCGGGCGACCGATCACATGATCGACACTCGGGTGGGCGCCACCATCGACGAGATCCAGGTCGCCATCACCCAGCGGTTGTCGACGATCGACGGGCTGCGCGCGTATGCCACCGAGCCCGATGAGCCGAATTTTCCGTGTGCCTATCCACGCGTGGTCGACTGGACATTCGACGACTCGTTCAGCAATACCACGACCTGGCATTTCGATATCTGGGTGCTCGTGGGGCTCAAACCAGGCTTTAACAGGGCTCAAACGTGGCTCAATCCATTCCTGTCGACCAGTGGGCGGATGTGTCTCAGCAGCGCGCGTCATGGGTGGCGGCGCCTATGGACGCGTTGATATCGCGGGCATTACCGCGCTCGGCGCCAGCATGCGTCTCGAGGTGATGGCTTGACGCCGTGGTTGTCTGTCGTCATTCCGACCGTGGGGCGTGAAACGCTGCAGCGCACGCTCGAATCGTTTGATGCCCAGCCCGAGTCGGCCGGGCTCGAGGTGCTGGTCGTGGCCGACACCTTCGGCGGATCCACTCCAGCTCTCGAGCAGGCGCGTGCCCATGTGCAGTCCACGCGCCATCATTGGCTCGAATACGACGCCGGCGTGCATATGGTGGGTCAGCCGCAGCGCACCTACGGTGCCCGACTGGCGCGTGGTCCGTGGGTCTGGTTCTCTCAAGACGACAACATCTCGGCGCGCGATGCACTCGCCGCGATCGAAGCGGTCATCGATGCCGAGCGGAAGGCGCGCCCGCTGTTCTTCCGCCTGCGCTTCGCGTGGGGGTTCGAGGTCTGGCACGAGCCGCGATTGCGAGTCGGCAACATCGACGCCGACTGTCTGGTGCTGCCGCGGCCGATCGCCCAACAGGTCACATGGGGACTGCGCTACGAAGGTGATTTCGATGCTGCGCAGCAGGCTTACGAGCTCGTCGATGGCAATGTGGGCTGGGTGGATGAAGTCGTCAGCATCGCACGCGCGAATGAGGCGGATTACTGGTGGTTGTCGTAATCGCCGATAGCCAGGAGGTGCTGATGCGCTGGCGCGCCTCGACGCCCGAGCTGCACGACTTCGTACCCGACTATCACCGACTGCAGCTCGAGCACTGGATTTTTCTCAATCGCGAGCGCTTGCAAGGGAAAGTTATGGACGTCGGCGTGCAGAACCCGCGCCGCTGGATCGGCAACGGCTACTTTACGTTCGGCCACACGTCGGATACCCAGAGCGATCAGCACGGCGACCTGACCGATCTGCCGTTCGAGGACGAGGATCTCGACGCGATCGTATGTACCGAGGTGCTCGAGCACTGCGCCGATCCGTTCCGTGCCGTCGACGAGATGCACCGCGTGCTCAAGTACGGCGGCCTGCTGCTGGTGACGAGCCCGTTCCTGTGGCCTTGGCACGGCACGCATGCCTATCCCGATTACTGGCGCTTTACCGACCAGGGCTGGAAGCACCTGTTGAGAAAATTCGGCGATCTCAACGTGCATACGTGCGCCTGGACGTCCGAGGGCGCCACCTACGTCGATCGGGTGCGCCATTTCGAGGGCTGGGGCTCACCCTATGACGTCTACGGCCACACGGGCTATCTGTGCGAGGCGACGAAATGACCGAGCCAGAGGTTGAGCAGCTCGCCGAGCCAGCGGCACAAGAAGAGGTCGGCGTCACGTTTACCCAGACCGCCATCCTGGTCTGGGAAGCACGCGCGGCCTGCAAACACGGCAGCACGCGGAACAACACGTATCTCATCGCGCCGGGCGTGCCGCCACTGAACCACGCGCAGATGGTGCTGTCGTCGCGCCGCCAGCACGATCAGATCATTGGCTGCAATTGCCCGGACGAGCCGCCCAAAGTGTTGGCGACCGTCACGTTCGGACTGGCCAATGGTGTCGAGGCCGGCCAGCAGCGCTACATACCCCAGGCATCGATGACCACACCGGGCGGCAACTTCTTTCCGAATACGGTGCCGATGACGTGCAGGCGCACGGGCGCCTTCCAGATCACGGCCAAGATCCAGCTCGCGAACAGCGTTGCTCTGGGCGCCAGGGGAACAGGCAACCTGCTGATTACAGGGCTGCCGGTCCTGACCGTGGCGATGACCGACGAGGCTGGCAAGGCGACGGCCAACCTGTCCGGTCTGGTCAATATCGGGGCCAATCAGTCGGTCAACCTGGGATACGAAAACACTGGCATCACCGCGCAAGATGTGACGCTGGCCACCTTGAGCCTTGGGGAAATCTGGGTGCCGTGAGGATCCTGCTCGTGGGCGCCGGCGCGGCCTTCTCCACGCTCGATGTCGAGACGGGTTATCGGGATGCACTCGTCGAGGCTGGCGTAGACGTGCGTTTTTACGCGCTAGGAGCGCGCCTGGACGCTGCGCATGCATGGGTGCTGCATATGTGGCGTAAACGCCGCGACCCCACAGAATCGCGTCCTGGATGGCCTGAGGCGATATACCGCGGCTCGATCGAGGCGCTCGAGATGGCGTTGCGGCTCGAGGTCGACTGGACCTTGATCATCAGTGGCCAGTTCTTCCATCCCGACGTTGTCGGATTGATGCGGCGCGCCGGTCTACGAACCGCGGTCATCCTGACTGAATCGCCATATGAGGATGCCAAACAGGCTCGTATGGCGAACCTGGTGGATATGTGCTGGACAACGGAACGTACCAGTGTCGAGCGGTTGCAACTTGCGAATCCGCATGTTGCCTACCTACGACATGCATACGATCCAAACCGTCACGCGCTATTCGAGCCGCCGCTCGACGATGTGCCTACCCATGATGTTGTCTTCGTCGGCACTGGATTTCGAGAACGCATCGAAATGCTCGAAACCGTTAACTGGAAGGGCATCGATCTGGGCTTGTATGGAAACTGGGCGATGCTCGGCAGCCGATCGAAACTACGTGCCTTCGTACACGCTGGCGCAATACCGAACGAGCGTGCCGTGGCGCTCTATCGCCGTGCGCGAATCGGCCTCAACCTGCACCGTCTGAGTATTGGCTACGGCCGGAAAGCCCCACGCGTGGCTGCCGCGGAAAGCATGAACCCGCGCGCGTACGAGCTCGCCGCGTGTGGCGTCTTTCAGATCAGCGACTATCGCGCCGAGATCCCCGAAGTCTTTGGGGATGCGGTGCCCACGTTCGCCCCAGGCGAGCTCGAGAACATCCTGCGGGCCTATCTCAACGACAGCCCGGCCCGGCGCTACGCCGCGCGTCAGGCCCGGCAGCGGATTTTGCCGCACACGTTCGCCGCACGCGCGGCCCAAGTATTGGCCGATCTGGACGAAGCCGACGATCGGTCCCTGGCGAGAGGAGCATAAATCGTGGCAGTCAAGTATTCGGGTGCAAACGGACTGATCTATATGTCCGCAACGGGCACGGGCGCACCCGTGCTGGCTGGTGGCTTTCGCGCGTTCACACTCGACAACTCGCGCGAAGAGATCGATACCACCGAGTTCGGCGCCACCAACAAGACCGCCGTGCAGGGCTTCCCCAGCTCGAGCGGTACGTTCGAAGGCTTCTGGGCCACTGACGACACCACGATGCGCGACGCCGCCAACAGCCCGGATGGCACCAATATCGCTGTCTACCCGAGCCGCCACGCCATGAGTCGCTACTTTGGTGGGCCGGCCTGGGTCAACTACAGCTTGAGCACTGCCGTCGATGCCGCCGTGACCATCACGGGCAACTGGACGTCGCGCGGCAATATGGTCAACCAACTGTAGCGGCGTGGCCGTGTTCTCCCCGACGCGGAACGGCACGGTGCCGCTGCGCGTCAATACCGTCGACATCGCGCTCGACGAGCTGGGCTATCCCGGCTGGACGGTCAATATGCGGCTGAACCCGCGCGCATCGGTCTACGACGATTTTCTGAACGTCGAGGACGTGCCGCGCTGGTGGGTGGCGTTCGGCAAGATCGTGCAGACGTGGAACTTCGCCGACGAGGATGGTGAGCCGTTTGCGCTGCCGCGCGACTGCGAGTCTGAACGCGACCTCGATCTGCCCGTAGGCGTCGTGGGCTTTATCTTCCGCCGCTACGTCGAGGAATTCAGAGCCAGTGTCGGGCTCCCAAAAGTACCCGAACCCAGCTCCGCGACTTCCTCAGCGACCAGCGGCGAGCCGCGGACAGACGGGTAGGCGCGCGTGTTCCGGCCCAGTACCTCGCGGTCATGCTGGCCGACAGGTTCGGCGGCCCGCCGTTCGTCTACTGGCATGCCGACGCACAGGAGCGCGAGCTGCTCCTCGAGTTGCTCGGCGTCGAAGCCGAGGTGTCGCGCGTCTTCGCGGGGATGGGTGCGGGCGACGACGTGGTGTACGTCGATGACGACTCAGATGGCTACGGCGAATGACACCACGCCGTATTCGGCCTCAGTCTGGACGCGCTTTACAGACACGCCATCGCGCGTCACGCCGGCCTGCAGCATGTATGTATCGCCGTATTGCTTCTGGAATGAACATGAGATCGATTCGGCTACATATGAATACGTCGTCGGGGTGAAACCGCTGATGGTTTGCGATTCCGATGAGCCATCGGCAGAGCGCACCAGGCAACTCCCACTGAAAGTGGCGTGCGCATCCGTTGGTGTACTCGGTCTGTATCCACTAGTGGCGGTATGTTCGCTGGTGAGCAGGACTTCCCAGGTTGCAGCAGTTGGATGTGAGCGAACCACGGATGTGGTGACTTCGGGTACAGGCATTTCGGGTGCAGACGATCTTTGTGTGCCAGCGACAAACCCGGATCCGAACATGATCAAGCTGCTGATAATCAGTAATGGGGCAATAAGAACGCGCGTGTGCATCGGACGGCGTCATAACTCATCGCGGTCAGGAAAAGGCAAAGCCAGCGTGAAAGAACGATGAATACCGAAGAGCTCCGGATCTACTTGCGCACGGTTGCCGATACCGCGGGCGCCAAGCAGACCGAGCAGGCGCTCAAGGGTGTTCAGCAGCAGGCGACTCTGTCTGGGCGAGCGGTCTCATCTGGGTTGGGGGCATCGACGAAGACCCTGGTCGAGTTCGCCGGCGCCCTCGGACTGGCTACTACCGCCGCGGGCGCGGCGCAGCAAGCTATTCAAGCGATCGGCGCTGTACTCGGCTCGAGCATCCAGGCTCAGCGCGAAAACGAGCGTGTGACGCGTGCTGTCGCGGCTGCATACGGTCAGCAAGCCCAGGAGTTCCAACGCTTCGCCACCGCGCTCTCGACGGAAACCGGCTTCAGTAGTCAAGCCATCCTGCAGGCCGCGCTCTCGGCGCGCACGCTGACTGCCAATTACGGACTGACGATCGAGCAGACTCAGAGGCTGATTCGCGTCAGTGCTGACCTGGCTCGAATTCGCGGTATCGGGGTAGCCGAAGCCTTCGAGCGTGTGCAATCGGCTATCCGCGGCGAAGCCGAAGCGTCCGAGTATCTCGGACTGACGCTAAATGACACGTTCCTGAAGAACCAGGCCATGAACGGCTCGCTCAAAAACACGTTCGAAACGATGAGCGAGGGCGAGAAGGCACAGGTTCGGTACGTCGAGCTGTTGCGTCAGGCGGCGCCATTCGCCGGCCAGGCCGCCTCAGCTACCGACAGCCTGGATGCCGCATTCGGCAGGGTTGAGGTTTCAGCAAACAAGGCTCAGCTCGCGATCGGCAAGACCGCCCAACCGTCAACGGTTATTGCATTGAACATCGCGGCCAACGCGATGGGGCTGTTCGCGACCAATACGCAAATGGTGGCGGACAGTCTCGTTGCGGCCGTCCCGCCGTTGACTGCGCTCAAGGGCTTGCTGCAGACCATCTCGGACATTCCTGAGCTGCCTATTTTTCGGAGGCAGGCTGCCGAGCGCGAACAACGTGCCGCGCTGAATGCCGAGTTAGACCTGCAGCAACGCGTGTTGCTGGCTCACGAAGAGGCACGCGTCGCGGCGATTCGGGCCGCGGCGGCGGCTCGAGCGGCCCAGCAAGCCGCGGCCGAGCGTGTTGTGCCGGCTGCAGCACTGAATCAGGTCGATGCGACGATCCGCCGTCTGACTGCAGATCTGGAACTGTTCGGCCAGCGCGCAGCCCAGCTCGCCTCGATTCTCGGGGCTTTGCCCCTTGGCGACGTGCTGCTCCGCGCGAGCGTGCAGGCCGAGCAGGCCATGCAACGCATCGACCAGGCGGTCACGGCACGCTTGGCGGCGGCGGAGAAGTTGCGGCGTGCCAGGGATCTCGAACAGGGTGCAGCCCGCGTCTTCGATCCGCGAGATGCAGCCGGGCGGGACGTCGCGCTACGCAGGATAGCTCTCACCGATCAGCTCGAGGCTGCCTATCGCGATCTGGGGATGGCCCAGCAAGCGCAAACAGAGTTGCAGCGTGAAAGTGTCAATCTGGCGGCCGAGGAGGCGCGTCTTCGGCTGAGCATGGTGCCGGCCCAGCAGCAGATGGCCGAGGCGCAACGCCAGATGACCGAGCAGCAGATTCGCGCGCGGCGTGCGGCGCTGCCTGCCACCGAGGCACTCGAGGATCTGCGATTTGCCCAGCAACGAGCCGAGCTGATCAGCCGCAATAGAAACGTCGGCGCTGAGCAGCGAATCGCCGCTCGGCGTGAGTTGCGCACTATTGGGCGCGCCCTACCAGGTGCCGAACTCACTGCGCTCGAGGCTGGCCGTGGGGTGACGTTGGCTGGTCGGGCGGCCGAGCGTTTCGGCATGGAGCAGCAACTGTTCGAGATCAATAACACTCGTCAGCTCGAGCAGATCACGCTGGCTCAGACGGCCAATGGGTATCTGTCAACGATCGCAGGCCAGAAAACCCAGGCGATCGAGCTCACGATCAACCTGACCGCCGAGCAATTCGAGACTCAGATTTTCAAACAGCTCATCGAAGCCGAACAGCAAGCGCAAGGTCCGACCACGATCAAACAGTCCGGGGTACGGCGTTAGTGGCGACGTTCACCATCGATCTGACGACGGCAACGTTCAGCGCCACGATCAATGGCGCGCGGCAGTCGAATCAGGATGATCTGCCGCAGCTCACGGTCGGCACCTACTTCGCCAACAACGCCGAATGGGACGCGCTGTACGCGATGCTGACGACCACCTATGCCGTGCACAGTCCGATCGGTGGCGACATCGTCGTGATCGACGTCCTGCGCGGCGCTGGCCAGGGCACGCTGGATATTCCGAACCTCGGCACCTGGTGGGCAGTGATGACGGCGTGTGAGCGTTCGCAGTACCTGCCCAACAATCAGAGCGTCGGCACCGCGACCTTCCTGCTCACGGATACGGTGCCATGACCGTGGCGATGGTCCGCGGCGGCGTGCTCGAGGTGACCTTCGGCGGCAACCTGCTGACGGATGTGTTGTCCGCGCGCGGGCAGGTGTCCGCGGATCGGGGCTGGCCGCAGTGCAGCGTGTTCGTGACGGCCAAACCCCTGGTCGGCAACGAGGAGGACGACATCAGCGTCGTGGCCGGTACCTCGAATGTCGAGACGCGCTTTGTGGGCAAGGTGCGCCGCTTTCGCCCGACCGCGTTTCCCAGGGCGATCGAGATGCTGGCCATGGGCACGCTGGCGTATGCCGCCGAGTGGGCACCGCACGAGGAGATGTGGTTCGACGAGTTGTTTCCAAGCGGCGCCACCGACCAGATGATCGTGCAATGGGCACTCAACCAGGTGCCGAACGTGACATATACCGCGGCCAACATCGGCGGCACGGGTGTCACGCTGGGTCTGGCGGCGCCCGAGGCGTTCAACTGGCAGCCCGGCACCTCGGCCTGGTCGTATATCCAGCAGCTCGACCGCGCCACGCTCTTTCGGACGTACCAGACACACGACGGGACCATCTACCGCGTGCAGATGATCGGCCATCCCTCGAGCAACCCCGAGGACTTCACGCTCGCGAATCAGGACGTGCTCGACGGCTCGAGTGCCTCCAGGAACACCGAGCAGACCCGTAACGCCGCACGCGTCGTCGGACATGACTACGGAGACGGCGCGGGCCCAGTGCTCGGCCTGGCGCTTGGAAACAACGATTTTCAGGGGGATGCCGCCGACCCCGCACTCCGCCATCCCGAGGACTACTCGAGCGATCTGATCGAAGACGGCAACGACGAAGACGGCGCGCCGGCGGGCTGGGGCGGACTCAATGCCCAGGATATTGCCGACGCCATCCTGAACGACGTCAACAAGGAATTCGTCGAGGCCAGCGTCAGGACATGGCGGGACGATCTGCACGGACCGGGTCAGACGTGCCTGCTGGACACGCTCGACCGGTTGGCGATCGGCGAGCCGATGTGGGTACAGGATTACGCCTGGGAGGTGGGGCCGCAGGGCTGGTTGGCGACCTACGGGCTGACGGGCGGCGGCGTGCCGCAGGACTACGTGAGTCCGCCAATCTGATGGCCAGCACCGAGGCGATCCGATTTATCGAGGGATTGATGCAGCGCGTCGACGACCACACGCGCGAGCTGCTGGCGACTGTCGAGGGCGGCGTCGAGGTCGACTCGATCAACGTGATCATTGGCGACGGCGCCACTGCGATCGTGCCAGGCGTGGCCGCTGCCCTACGCGTCGATTTCCGAGCTCGCATCTCGGGTGTCTTCCTGCAGGAGTTTGATGGCACCAGCGGCACCCTCGCCGTGACTGTCGCCAGGGCAGTAGGTGGCCCGGCGCCGAGCTGGACCACCATGGGCAACGTGGCGATCACGACCACTGGCCGCTATGCTGCCGACGAGGCCCTGGATACCTGGTCGGAAACGTATATCGACCGCGGCGACTACCTGCGGTTCAGCGTGAGTAGTGCGGCGACAATCATGCGCGTGCATGTGGCGCTCAGAATCAGGCGGTTCGAGCCCTGATGGGTGCCAGCGACCCGCCCTATAACGGCTTCTGCAGCGGTGATACGGGTGCGCCGACATGTTCGGTCTTTCTGCCCCCCAACACCTACCTGAACAACGACCCGCCCTGCTCTGGTCCCTGGTATAACGCCGATTTCCCACCGCCGGACGCAAGTCATCGATCCATCATCTATGACGTTATGCTGCCCGCGGCATTGGGCGTGACGTCGTGCAACCTGTCGGAGATCCTCGTCTGGGCACACTTCAACGCGATCGGAGAGGTAAGCCGAAACTGCACAATCCAACTCTGGTTCAACTATCTGGGGAGCTCGACGCCGGTTGCTCAGAACGGGTGGCTCATCGGCGACGTGTATGCCGAAGAGATCCAGCCGCTCACTGCTGACGACACCTGGATCACGACGACTGAAGAGCCGACGCATCTCCAGATAAAACTCGTCAACCTCTACTTTCCAGGCTCAGACACCATCGCATTCGACTGGGGCGCCAGCATCTGGTCGAACGAGTGGTGCGGCGTCACGCCGCCGCTGACGGCCATTCCCGCACGACTGGCGACGATCGTTGGATGACGGATGCGCCGCAGCCAACGTCGGGCAGCCTCGAGGCGCGCATCATCCGTAAATGCACCGCGCATAAGAAGTGTCATCTGCAATGTCCTGAACGTCGAGTCGAGGAGCTCGGCCAGATCGCAGCGTTCGATACACGCGACGAAATCCCAGATAAAGGAGCACCCACGTCATGGCTAGCCTGGTTCCTAACACAGGTAAAGCGGTAATTTCGGGCCGCATGTTCGGCACCTCGCCCACACAGGCCGAGCCGCGTTACCTCGGCTGGGGGACAGGCGCGGGCTCGGGTTCCGCTTCGAGCACCGATGTTTCGACGCCGGCCACCGAGGCGCGCGCCACGGGCACCAGCACCCAGTACACGACCACGGTCACCAACGATACGCATCAGGTCGTCGGCACGCTCACCGCGAACGCCAACAAGACCATCACCAATCTAGGGATCTTCGATGCTGCGGGCACGGGCTCGCCGCCGTCGGGCGGGTCGCTGTACGCCATCTTTGATGGGCTGTCGCAGGCATTGAATTCGGGCGATTCGATCCAATTTACAGCCAGAGTCCAATACACCTAGCCATGGCGCGCCTCATTACGACTGGGTATGAGACCGGCGATATCAACGAGCTTGGCACTAGCTTTATTGGTAGTTCTGCCACATTGACCACAGTCAGCACGAATCCTACGCCACGCCTGGGTGGACGCTATTCCCTGAAATGCGCGTCAACCAGCACAAGTAACAATAACAGCTACAAGATATTTACTCTGGGCGCGAATAAGTCCGATGTGTGGGTAAGATTTGGATTCTGGGCGCATCCGCTTACTGAGACTAGCGAGATGATATTTGCTGCCGTCACAGATTCAGCTGGTGCCTATGCGACATGTTTAACCTTCGATGGATCAGATATGCTCATAAGAGCGCGACAGGGGGGCACAGTGACCGGAACCCTGCTGGGCACATCGGCAGTCACCATGTCAATCGATGCCTGGCACCTCCTTGAGTGGAGGAATCAGATAACGAGTACGACTGTCGGTACGACTGAAGTCTGGCTCGATGGGACTCGCATTATAAACTTCACGGGTGATAATACGCATAGCGCTGCCCTTGCGAATATGCTCCAGGTTGTAATTGGTCACATTACCATCGGTGCTGTAAATGGCTATTATCATGCCTTCGATGATATTGCGATCAACGACACCAATGGCAGTATAAATAATGGCCAAATATATGATGGCCGAGTAGTATTGCTCCTGCCTAATGGGGCAGGTAGTACTACAGGCCAGACCCGCGGTGGCACCGATAGCGGTGCCAACTGGAGCCAGGTTGACGAATTACCGCCATCGTTGACTGATTACGTGTATTCGGCGACGGCGGGCACGCGCGATACCTACACGCTCGAGAATCTGCCGGCTGGGACGTGGGCGGTGAATTGTTGCCAGGTACTGGCCTACGCTCAGAATAACGATGCCGGTGCCGGTAGTCTGGGGCTGACGGTAAAGAGTGGGGCTACGACCAACGAAGCAACCGCTCAAGCACTCGTCGTCGGCGCTCAGTATTACCGCCAGCTCTACGAGACTGATCCGGATACCAGCGCGGCCTGGACGACGTCAGCAGTAAATGCGCTCGAGGCGGGCACCACCGTTCGCTAGACCAACACCATGACCGATCGTCGCACCGGCAGCGTCGGCGTCACGGTCGACCTCGACCGTCGATCAGATTTCACGCTCAATCGTCAGACCGGCGCGGTCGGCGTCAATGTTGATCTTGATCGGCGCGGCGACTTCACGCTCAATCGCCAGACCGGCAGTGTCGGCGTCACAGTCGATCTCAAGACACTACCGCCGGCGATCGAACTCGGCGGCTCGGTCAGCCAGGCAACCGCAGTTGATCTCATCCTCATCGTCATCAGCGGCGGTGACACCTATGAGCTGGCGGTTTCCGCGTCTCAGGCCACAGGCGTCCTGCTGCGACTGCAGCCATTCTATCAAGCGCTCGCCACGAGCCAGGGTACGGCCGCAACGCTCGAGGTCTACCGCCTGCCGACGAGCCTCCCGCTCACCGTCGAGACGACGCAGAGCACATCGGTCAGCGTTGC